AATGCAAATTGTAGGCAATATGTATATGACCCCTGTTGCATTAAATCAAGATTTAACTATTTGTACTGCAAATCTTGGCAATTATACATTGACAGGAACAGCTCCTTATGTAATAACAGCAGGAGAGCTAGTGGTAAATGGAGTAGATTTACAGGGAAGTTACTCTACTATTGATGATTTGGTTACATATGTTAACACCGGAATTGTTTCAAATGTAACAGCAAGCATTAGTGGCACTCAGTTTATATTTTCATCTAGCTGGGGTGGCTCACAAATACAAATACAAACTTTAGGCACACAAAGCACCACTAATAATATTACATTTCAATATTTTCCATTAACTAATGGCTTATATCAAGTTCAATACACAGCGCTAGATCAATTTTATATTGACTTTTTACGCTATAAATTAGCAGCGCGTATTTGCATGGAAAATAATTTTGCAATCCCGCCCACAGTTCGCGAACAATTAGATATTTATCGTCAAAAGATTGTGAAGATGGCAGAGCCGCTTGATCTGCAGCAACAGAAAACTTCAGTATTAACCAAAGCTATTGGAATAAATTACGGACAGGTAAATTTGGGTAAGGGCTGGTCGACCAATGGAGGATATTAGTTGTAAACGGCTGGAATACATGCATAATGCTTATATCTTAATTAGATATAGGTGTTTAAATGTCAGATATAGTAAAGATTTGTAAGAAACATGGTGGATTAACGGCTGAATGGGTAAACAAGGGCAATAGATGCAAGCATTGCAATATTGAAAGAACTAGGCAATGGAAAGAAGATAATAAAGAAAAACATAAAGCATCAGCTAATAGAAAACGAAATACTGACCCCGAGGCCAAGGCAAAAAGAAATGAAAGAGAAAGAGAGAACAGGAAATTACGGCCTGAAATATTTAGAGAACAGGGCCGTAGACATCGAGAAAAACTTGGGAGCAGACGTAATGCTATTGAAATTGCAAGACGCAGAGGTATAACAGTTGAACAATATGATCAATTATTGCAACAACAAAATTATTTATGCGCAATTTGTGAGCAACCAGAGAAGCGTCTTGATGTGCGAGGAAAAGTCTCGCAACTCGCGCTTGATCATAATCATAAAACCGGCAAAGTTAGAGAATTTTTATGCCATGACTGTAATACAGCCATTGGCAAATACAAAGAAGATATATCAATTATTCAAAACGCAATCTTCTATCTTAAAAGATTCAAAGGAGTTGCAAATGAATAATATTGTAAAAACCTGTAAAAAATGCGGCCCCTTAAGTGTTGAGCAAGTTTGGAAAGATGGAACACATTTAAGATGCAAAGAATGTGCCAAAGCACGGGCTAGAAAACAATATGAAAAACATAGAGAAAAAAGATTAGCGTCAAGGAAAATACATACAGATAAAAACAGAGACAGAATTAATGAACAAGCTCGTGCGTGGCGAGCCAATAATAAAGAACGATTAAAGGAACAGCATGCTATTGGCTATAAAGGTCGTCCTTATACTAAACATTTTGGAACATTAATGCGTAGCTATGGAATAAATTGGGAAATTTACCAAGATTTATTAAAAGCACAAAACAACTTATGTGCTATATGTAATTGCCCAGAAACACAAAAGCATGCTAAAAATGAGGCTGAAATATCACGCTTAGTAATCGACCATTGTCATGAGCAAAATATTGTACGTGGTTTATTGTGTCATGCCTGTAACACCGCATTAGGCAAATTTAAAGATGACATAGCCCTACACGATAAAGCCATTCGCTACCTACAAAAACATGAGGTGGCTGCATGACCTCTACTCGCATAACCCCTAATGCAGATTCAGTCCCTGTAGCCATTGTCGGTGGATCTACTTATGGTCGCTATCAAAAAATATCGCCAGCTCGTACGTATAATATGTATATATCAACTGCAAATAATGACAAAGATCAATGGCTAATCTCATTTCCTGGATATAGAAAAATATTAGAAATTGAGCCAAGTGGCGACGGCCGCGCCATTTTTAATTCAATTAAAGGCAGCTTTGTAATTTTTGTAGTAAATGCCACCGTTTACCGAATTGATGCAAATTTAAGCTTTATTCAATTAATAGGAAGTTTAAATACAACTTCTGGCGAAGTGTTTATAGCCGAGAACTTAAATCAACAAATAGTTTTTGTTGATGGCACAGATGCATATATTTATTATTATGGTATGAGTGGCACAACTATTGTGCAATTAACGCTAGATGCCAATTTAACACCAAATTATGTAGAATATCATAATACGTATTTTTTATTTGGCAATGGAGCAACAGGGCCAAATGGTAGCGAATGGTATATTTATTCGCCAGACCCTGGCGATGATGAGAACTTAACTTTAGTTACCAATTTAGCTATACAGACTAAATCAGATTATGCTCTAGCTGTTAAAAGAATTCCAAGCTACGGTAATAATGTCTTAGTTTTAGGTAAAAGTGTTTGTGAGATTTGGACACAAATTCCAGGCACTCAAATTTATCAACGTAATCCGAGTATTAATATAGATTATGGTTGTGTTTCAGTTAATACCATTGATTCAGGCGATACATTTATTGTATGGCTGGCAAGAAATGCAGCAGAGGCTCCCGTCATTATGTATTATGATGGGCGCGAGAATAAAAGAATATCCACAGATGGGATTGATTATACTTTATCACAAATTCAACACCCTGAAGATAGCACAGCTATTTTATATAGAACTGATGGCCATCTTTTCTATCAGCTAACTTTTTATAATGATGCTGACAATCAGACTATTGTCTATGATTTTACAACAGGGTTATTTTTTAATTTATCCGATTATGCGTTAAATTATCATCCAGCACGGCAAATAGTTTATTTTAATAATACACAATACTTTTGTGCTATTAATAATGGCTCAATTTATGAATTAAGCCCAACCTTAACTTATATTGATGAGAATCCAATAAGTGATCCTGATCCTGATTCCTCATTAATATATCCTTTGCAGTTAATTAGAACTACACCATCTATACGCCAAGCTAATTCACAAAGATTTATAGCAAATTCATTCGTTTTAACATTAGAGCAAGGCGTAGATACAAACTATAATGGCGAGCTTGGTGTCAATTATATAATCAGTCAAGATGGTGATTTTATTATAACTGAAGATAATGAATTTATGGTAACGGAAAACTCTGCAACATCCAATAATTTTGTGGGTCAAGGTGATTATACGCCGCGTATTGATTTAGCCATTAGTCAAGATGGTGGTGTGACATGGAGCAATTATGTTCCAAGGACCTTGCATCCATTGGGATATAGAAAAAATATTTTATACTGGGAGTCTATGGGCGTTGCCAACGACTTATGTTTTAAGTTGCGATTTTGGGGCTTATCTAGGTTTGTTGTTAATAACGCACTATGCGATATAATATCTTAAATTAATTAAGGTATTGATAATATGTGTAAAATAGAGGGGTGCTATAACAAAGTGTTAGCTAAAAGTTTATGCAATAAACATTATTTGCAAATGCGACAGCATGGGAAAACTTTTATTTCTAAAAAAGATAAAGACTATATGAACAAAGAAACTTTTCTTCAGGAATGTGAAGTTATCACTGAAACTGGATGTTGGATATGGCTTAATTATGTAGGCACAGATGGTTATGGGATGATTACTTATAAAAACAGACCCATTCGGGCACATCGGTTTAGCTACGCATTATTTAAAGATAAAATTACAGAGGGTATGAAAGTATGCCATAAATGTGATATTAAAGCTTGCGTTAATCCCGAACATTTATTTTTAGGCACTTATGCAGACAATAATAAGGATAGGCATTTTAAGAAAAGAGATGCTATTGGATCAAAAAATGGTTTGGCAAAACTTACAGAAAATCAGGTAAAAACTATAAAATCTTTGTTAAAAGATGGCAAGAAAGGTGTAGATATAGCCAGAATATATGGAGTTAGTCCATTAATTATTTCTAGAATTAATACCGGATATACTTGGAGGCATGTTTAATGGCCTATACGCCAGCTGGAACACTTACAGATTTGCCGCAATATCATAGGGACCAAGATTATGCTTTGCAGGAAGCTTATCAAGAGCTATTATGTTTAATATTAACCACATGGTTTAATAGTAATGGATTTTTCCAGGCACAATTAACAAATGCGCAAGTAACTGCGATTTTGGCACAAGATATTGCACCGCCCCCTGGCACGCACTGGTATAATACCGATGATGATGTGATGCAATATATTGATAATGCAGGGGCAGTTAAAACTATAACTGCCACATAAAAGGATTTATTATGGGATTTTTAAGTAAAGCTTTCAAAATTGCAGCCCCAGTTGCAGGGTTTGCGATGGGGGGTGTACCTGGGGCTATGATGGGAAGTGCTATCGGAGGGGCCTTTGGAGGCCGTGGACGCTCTCCCGGTAATGTTCCGCAGCCAAATCCGGCTGATGCTGCAAATCCTTATTTAAACCAAATCCCACAATTTGGGCGAGAGGCTTATCAAGATTTTATTAATCAAGGCAAAACCGCCTTTGGTAAGTTGCCAGATTATGAGTCAATGGCAAATAGTCCAATTGATTTTTTAAATATGTTGATGAGCCAATACCAACCCAGCGCTGGTTATCAACATAGATTTAATGAGGCTCTGAAGGCAGCTGGCGCAGGAGCCGCAGCTGGGGGTGTTGCAGGAACGCCGAGTGATATAATCAATAGAGCTGATATTGTTAACCAAGTTTTAGGACAAGACCAGCAGCAATTTTTAAATAATGTTTTAGGGTTGCAAGGACTAGGAACCGCCGGTCTTGAAAATCAAGTAGAACGCGGATATAACGCTGCAACTGGCTTAGCTGATTACTTAGGGGGCGCATATGGACAAATGGGCCAAAATGCATTTGCTGGACGGCAGCAGCAAAATCAAGCGGCTATGCAAAATGCAGCTAACCGTCAGAGTTTCTTAAATTCATTGCTAGGTGCAGGTGCCATGGGATTTGGTAATTTTTATGGTGGACAGCAAGGATATGCTAATCCTGGCAGCCGTTTTGTAGGGCTGGATGAGTTAAGTGGTGGTATAAGACGAGGGCCATCTTTTAAAGATTGGTCATGGTCTAGAGGAGTATTATAATGCCATTGCCAACTTTTAATTTTGTGCATCAGAATCAACCACATATTCCACATGACTGGTCAAATTTAGCTAATTTGTTCTCTAATTATTGGAAAGGGTATGAGCAATCGCACACGCCCTACGCATTAGCTGATGCAGAAAAAAAACGTATGGCAGATATTGCTAATGTTGAGGCAACTACCGCACTTACTAATACGCAAAATAAATATTTACCTGGCCAATTTGAATCTAGTAATGCATTGCGTGCAGCACAAGCCAGGGAACATGCTTTAAAAGCTCAACAATTGGAGTATATAACTTCTTTGCTAGGACAAGCATTAGGTGGTAGTGGAATGTTTCCTACTCAAATGCCATCATCAAGTATAGGCGCACCACAAAACATGCCTATGCGAGCAGATGAAATGCGGCCACCACAAAACATGCCCCTATATCCGCATAATATAGCCTCACCTCAAAATTTGCCAATGTATCCAAATAATATTTTGCCACCTGCAAATTATATAGAAAAAAATAATGGAAACCTGGAATATCCAGAAATGATGCAACCACAAATGCCATCAGCTCATCAGGGCGCGTTGCAACAACCAACGGCTAATCCAGCTGCAAATGATTATTTTCTAAAAAATATAATAGCGCATACTTTAGGACTACCTATAGCACCGCCTACAACAAATGCTTACGGGCAGCTTATAACTGTTGATCCAATCACTGGTGCTCCAAGAGTAACACAAGTCACGCCAACTCCTGAGGAAATAGAGCGCTCTAAAACTAAAGGTGCCGGGGAGGCAAAAAGAGATTTAGAATTTGATGAAGGCGTTGAAAGAAGGTTAAGTGGAACATTTGAGAAAAGCCCAGTTTTACAAACATTAACTGAGGCTGTTAATGATCCAAATTATTTACTAGCGGCTGGTCCTGGTATGAA